CAACCGCGTCAATATGCAACCCGTCCTGTAAGCACGCAGCCTTTAGCCCTTTAGCAGTAGGTAGCCATTCTTCGCGTGTGTAAGCTCGGTCAAGCGCCCAATATACGTGCAGCCCCCGCCCTGAGTTAACTACTGTAGGGCGAGGTAGCTCGTACTTCTTATACCAAGCCTTTAGCGCAATAAGTGCATCTTGTTGGGTGCTGTAGGGTTTGCCTTCGCCACAATCTAAATCGAGGAACAGCGATTTTATCCCACGCACGTTTTGCGCAGTACGGCCCTTAGTAGCATCTAGGAACACACCTAGCGCAAAATAAGAGTCTCGCCCTTCTTCGTTAAAGTTGTTTGCAGTCTCAATAGCAGCATCTAGCGAATCGTAAAACTTTTCTTTTATAGGTTTGTTCTTCGCAATTCCTGCTACGTGGTAATACCCCTCATCACTCAACACCGTACTTAAAAACTGTTTGGTGTCTGTCATCATTTAATCCATGTCATAGAGAGTTACGGGTGCCCGAAGGCACCCGCGTGGTTTAGTCATCAAACTCATCCAACAGTGAGGCCAAATCAACATCTGGTTTAGGGGCATCTTTCTTTTTCTTAGACACCTTAACCTTTGGCTCTTCTACCTGCTCCTCTTCCTCTTCCTCGTCAGAAAACAACGCCGGGGTTTCTGAAGCAGGGCTTGGAACTTTATCATCAGTTAGTTGTGGAACGCTAGTCTCTTGCTTTGCTTTTATAGATAGCGTAACTAGTTTTAGCGTAGCCTCATCCTTTTGGGCGGCTACTGCCATACCTATTTCGTCTTCGGCAAGCACACGTACCGGTTTGAAACACAGCTTAGGAGTAGAACTATCAGTATCAAAACGTAGCTCTGTAACTATCGAAGCAAGTGGTGCTCTCTGCGCTTCGATTAGACGGGCATAAGTTTGTAGTCCCATCTTCTTTTTGTCATCGCCAAATATACTAGTAGCAGGTAGAGACAACTGGTACACCGAGTTAGACTTCAATTTGCCATCGCTATCAGTCAACATTACAGCTACACGTTGTTGATACCTACACGCACGAGACTGGCCTTGACCAGAACCTTTTATGTTCTGAGGGCAATCAAAACATGCCGCAGATTGAAGCGTATCGCTTGGTACATCCCCAGAAGGCTTACCCCCACCAGAATCGGCAGACCAACAAGCCGGAGGATTATTAGCACCTGCGGTGTATTGGCTAGCGTAGTACATACGGGAAATAGGGGAAGTTTTAACAATAACTATATTTATTGCACGGGCTTCAAGCTCTCCTACTTCCTGTCCGTTAACTACCTTACGGAACACCCCACCGCGAATACTAAGACGGTTAGTGCCAGTTTTATTTCCACCACCTGACGCGTTTTTATCAGGCTCTAGTTGGGCCAGCAGCTCTTTGTATTCGGCAGGCATATTGTCAAACAAAGCTAATTCGCTCATAAATCATCATCCTCATCAAAGTCTAACTCTAGTTGTTCGGTTATCTGTGTCGGATCAGGGACAGGTTCTTCTTGTCTAAGCGCCTCTATCACGGCAGGAAGGTTAAAGCGGTACGTGTAACCTACTTTTATATAGGTACTTTTTGGTATGAACCCCTTGTTTACCCACTGCCTGATAGTGCTCACTTTTACAGAAAGATAGTCCGCCACTTCCTCTACAGGCACGTAGCTTTCTAACTCGGTCATTTTTTTCTCCGTACGGTTATGGTGTACTCGTTATCCGCATTTAGCCCCGGCGGATGTTGTTCGGGGTTTTCTTCAAGAAACTGCCGCATGTTACCTTGGCTAATGCGTTTCTCTAGTAAGTCTACTGCTTCGTTCTCTACAATAAACTTACTCATTGCCTCCCAGTCGCTTGTCCAAAAACGTTTCTTTTGGGTGCGCCAGAACGTACCGGAAGCGGTCTTCACAGATTCGATTCCAGTTTCTTTACAATGTTCTAGTAATACTTCTTTTAGCTTGTCTAACTTGGCGTCAAGCTCTTTTTCTTTCTCTTTAAATTCCGCCGCTAACTCTAACTTCCTATCTCGAATCTTTACGTACACAGAAACGAGGCGGTCAAGGTCCGGCACAACAGCGTCTGTCATGGCATCATACTCCATTTATAGTTATGTTTTATTTAATATAGTGCAGTTTAGCTTATAGTTCAAGTATATCTTGGTACAAATCAATCATTTTTGTGTGCACGTTAATACGTTGGTCTAGCATCTTGTATATGTGTTTCTCTACCTTCGATCCTTGCAGTTGCACGACAGTACACGGGTGCTTTTGACCTGATCTGTGTACACGCGCATTAGCTTGAGCGTAAGTTTCTAGGGAAGATGTCGGTCCCCACCATACGATTGTGTTTGCCGCAGTAAGCGTTACGCCATGCGCAGCAGCTTGCGGTTGTATGATAAGTACTCGGGGGTCGTTGGTTTCTTGGAACTGTTTGAAGATAGCAGTACGTTTTTGTGCTGACACTTCGCCGTTTATAACCGCACTTGTTATACCGTCTTTGGTCAGCTTTTCTTTAAGAATACTGATGACATGCTTGAACGGCACAAAGATAAGTATCTTCTGGCTAGATTCGTCTATTACTTCCCGTAGAACTTTGTAGCGATTCTTAACGTCAAATTCTATAGTCTCGCCAGTATCCGTATAGACCGCGCCACACGAAATCTGTAGTAACTTATTCATGTTAACCGCAGCATTAGCCGAAGTAATTTGTTCTCCGTCCGCAGTAGCCATCATTTGCTTACGTAGAATTTCGTAGTACTTCTTCTGTTGCGCCGTTAGGTCCACTTCGCGCTTAACGTAAGTCATCTCTGGCAGGTCTAAGCATTGCTCTTTAGTAAAACGTATTGCAGGTTGTAACGCATTGAACACCGTATCAGTAGCGGTCGGCTTAGGTGCCCACTTAAACTGCGTCACCTTGTGCATTACCATCTCGCGGAAAGCCCCAAAGAATCTAGGCACGCCTTTAGGATTAACAAGTTTGGCTAGCCCGTATGCGTCAACTGGTGACTGTGCGGCAGGCGTACCGGTCATTAGCCACAGCCACGTTTCTGGTTTTATTACACTAGCCAGTACTTTCCAACGCTTAGATTGTGCATTCTTATAGTGGGTTGCCTCATCCACAATGATAAGATCAAACCCGCCATTCGCCACTTCTTCCTTCACTATCTCTACACCGTCGTAGTTGATAATGACAAACTCGGCGTCGCCGTTAATTATCTCTTGGCGTTTCTTCTTGACCCCATGCGCTATATCTACGGTGCGGTGCATGGCAAAACTAAACAAGTCAGTACGCCACGCGGAGTCCATAATAGATAGAGGACAGATAATCAGTACGCGTTTCACCAACTTCTGTGTCATTAAGAAGTCAGCCGCCCAGATAGCAGAAGCAGTTTTACCTGTGCCCTGCTCGTTAAAGCAGAAGGACCGGCGGTTCATAGTCATAAACGAAGAAGTTGTTTTCTGGTGATCAAACGGTTTATACCGTCCGGGCCAATCGTACATACCCATAATAGGTGAGGGTACGTCCTTTACATTTAAGTTCTTAAGTACACGAGCCTCGTCCACACCCCATTTAACCAGAACGCCGTGGTCCCCCACTGCCTTGCTTGTTGGTATTGCTGTTGTAATCTTCGCAGGATTGCGAAGCCGCAAGAGCAAGCCCCTGTTATCAATTATCTGCATTTACTATATCTCACCTACTTTTTAGTTGTTTTCTTTTTCTTCTTATAGTTTCTAGCTCGGTTCTTGCTACGGCTTTCTACAGTCACGCCGTCCTTGTTACTACCACCTTTGCTTAGAGCTTTCTTGTGGCTAATGTCTTTGCCTTCGCGCTTGTCAGCTTTGCCGTTCTTGTTAGCGTCCTTACCTTCTCTGTCCATCTTTCTTCTAGCACGTTGGCGTTCCATCCGAGCTTCAAACTCAGGACTACCTACAGGCTTGTTCTTCTGCTTCGGTCTATCTTTCGGATTCTTGTACGGCATGTCGTTACCTCTTACCGTTATGTGGGCACTCTAGTACCACGCACCATGCGCGGCAAAGCCCTGTTGGTTTTGCGTTCCAAGTATCTACCTCAAACGCTTTCTCTAGCTTGCCGTACTCGCCTAGCCATTTCTGCCATAGCTTAGGCTCATTCTCGATAGTGTACGTCTCTTTAATAAACGCATTACATACCACGAAGAGCAAACCGCCCTTTACTACCTTTATCTCAGGGAAGTGCTTGAACGTAGCCAAGGCCATCAGTTCGAGCTGCCCCTTGTCCGCATACTTCGCAGACTTACCGGTCTTGTAGTCAAACACCTTAGCTACACCAGCCTCTCTATCTAATATCGTAAGGTCGGAAACACCCCTGAACCATACGTTATCATCAAAGAATCCGCAGGGTTCAAGGTTCTCAGTCAGCCCCATCTTGTACTCGCAGAGCTTCTCACC